CAAAAACTGCCTTACATCAATAGGCATATACAATCAGGCCAATTTCCGGGACAACGCAGGAAAGCCTAATTACTACCTATTTGGGCAGGAAATAAAGTTCCGGGGACTTGATGATAACACCACTGAAATAAAGGAGGCCACCGATTCAGACATAATTTTCTTCAATGAAGTGCTTTCTGGTTGCGAAAAGGAAAGGGTGATGAATTGGATCATGCGTTGCCGGAAGCTTGTAGTGGCTGACTGGAACCCAAAGTATACTGATCACTGGTTCTTTGCTTTCGAAAAGCGTGATGACTGCGTGTTCACTCATTCAACGTACAAGGACAACAGGCACCTTCAAGAGTCGGTTATAAAAGAACTTGAATCGTACGATCCTGGGAACCCTGAAAACGTCCGCGCTGGCACTGCTGACAAATACCGACACCAGGTGTATGCCTTGGGACTTCGTGCCAACCGCGAGGGCTTGGTCTTTCCCGAAGTTACCTACGTGGATGACTTTCCGGACCACGTTGAGCAATTTGCGTACGGACTGGATTTCGGGACCGCTCACCCTACCGTAATAGTCAAAGGCGGGATCGTCAGGAAGTCGCCAAAGTCGGATTTGTACCTAAAAAAGCTGTTTTACAGCCCCTGCCAGACATCTACCGAAGTCATTGACGCGGTTAACACCTTAAAAATTGATAGTCACATTTGGTGCGATACGAACATGGACAACACCAACACCGGGATCGGATGGGTATCTGACATGCGGAGGGCTGGCATCCGTGCCCTGCTGACTAAGAAGTTCCCTGGGTCCCGCGCCTATTGGATCACGACCCTAAAAAAGTTCAACATTCACATAGTCAGGGACAGCGACTTCAAAAAGGAACAGGAAAACTTCTGTTATCGGGTAGTCGATGGGGTGCAACTTTCTGAAACTATCGACAAATACGATGATTGCTGGTCAGCTTCCGGCTATCTGACGGTCGGTGATTTTGCCAATAAGTAATTCCCAATACTGGAATTTGTTTCTAATTGGTATTTTTCTACCTTTGGGAAAACATTCCCAATTTGGCGTTTGAATTAAGCCGGATTTTCTCCAACCTGTTCACCGTTAAAAAGCACGGTGCCGGATACTTTTTCGCCTTTGGGGGAAAAAATGACACGTTCGGCAAGTGTGATCCCCTAGCAGCCTACCAAGAGATACCAGAGGTCAACGCCATCATTAACATGAAGGCTAGGGCGTTCTCGAACATGCGATTGAAGGAGGTTGACGCTAACGGCAACGAAAAGCCAACTACACAAGGTCAAGCGTTAATAAAGCTGCTCCAAAATCCTAACTGGTTCCAGCAGTTCAAGGAGTTTGCCATTCAGACAAAAGTTTTCAGGGAGGTTTTCGGCAATGAATACATTTTCAAGACCGCGCCTTTTGGATTTGATCCAACCATCGAAAGAGTAAAGGCTTTATACACGTTGCCAGATAACATTGTAGAGTGCGAATACGATAACTCAACGGCTTTTTACCTACAAGCCGAACGCCCGAAAGTCACTTATAAAATAAAGAAAGAAAGCGGAAGCCTTGATGTGCAAGACTCATCCATGATTATTCATTTTAATGATAACCGGGTAAGCATCAAAAACGGTACCGACAAAAATCTATTGAAGGGTCAAAGCAAGTTGCACGCGCTGTCAGTGGTGATCAATAACATGCGGATGGCTTATGAAAGTCGCGGTATAGTGCTAAAATATAGAGGGGCGAACGGGGCTTGGGTTAATGAAGGGAAAGACATTGTCGGGGGACTCCCATTAGATGAAACCGAAAAGAAAAGGGTTGAAGATCAGTTTGGCAAGTATGGCACATTGGACGGTCAATCTCAAACAATAGTAACAAGTCTACCGCTAAGGTGGCAGCAGGCCGGAACAAACAACCCTCAAAACCTTGGGCTCTTTCAAGAAATAGAGCAGGGTTTCGATAAGTGCCTCGACACTTTTGGCGTACCTGCCGAAATGTTTGTGCGTAAAATGGGAAGCACGTACGAAAATCAGCACCAAGCAGAGAAAGGACTTTATGTGCGTACAATCATGCCAGAGGCTAATGAGTGGATTGGCGGTATCTCCAGCGAGTTTTTAGACGGCAACACTTCAATAGTTGCCGAGTATATGCACCTACCGATATTTCAAGAGGACCTTAAAAGCCGGGGGGATTCACTCACGACTATGGTTAATGCTTTATCCAAAGCACTTCAAGACCAAGCGATTACAATTGATCAGTACAAAGATGAACTAACAAAATTTGGAATAAAATGAGCAAGCACAAGAAAAACCGGAATCCCAACATGGGAAATTTAGTTGAAAAACAGCCTGAAATTACTCAAAATGTGGAAAATAAGCCTGAAATCGAGGAATCCAAAGACATAACCGACCAGGAAGCCAAAGAGATTGTTGAGGGTATTGAACAGCCAGCACCCGAAGTTGTGGAGGCTGTAAAAAAAGATCGTGTTTCCTTTTCCGAAATGTTACGAAACAGACGCAAAACTACAAGCGGAGCAAAATCAATCGTTCATCACTGAGTATTGACATGAAAGAAAAGTTAACGCCAACTCAGATAAAAGAACTGAAAATGGTCAGGGAAAAGATCGTGAAGGAAAAGCAAATAGTAAAAAAATGAAACTCGAACTGCCACAATTTCCGGAAAAGTCACAATTGATTGACTACCTGATAGTCAACAAAAGCAAGCTGATTGCACAAAAGAAAAGCGTCACCAAGGAAGCTGACGGAGTGAGTCATTGTGTTGAATTGGTAATCGACAAAGACAAATCTGAATTTACTGTAAAGGCCGGAATGCAATCAGTAGAAATACCAGACACTGCCACTCAAATAAAAGTTCGATCTATAATAAATACGACAAAGCTATTTGACTCCCACGGTGACGTGCATTTAGATCAATTGTGGAATAAGTCCCTCAAAGAAAACAAAGGCATTTCTCTGGTTCAGGAACATCAATTCAGCTTCAAGGGGACAATATCTGACAACGTAAAGGCTTTTACCAAGCAAATCGCATGGCATGATTTGGGAATAAATTACGAAGGGAAAACTCAGGCACTTGTTTTTGATTCTATTATAGACAAAAACGAAAATGAGTTCATGTTTGAAAAGTACCGCACTGGCAAGGTTACAAATCATTCCGTGGGGATGCAGTACGTCAAGATTGATCTGGCGGTAAATGATGACCGGTACGAAAAGGAAAACGCTACATGGAATAAGTACTTTGAGGAGATAGCCAACAAAGAGGAGGCTTTAGAGGCCGGTTACTTTTGGGCTGTTTCAGAAGCCAAGATCATTGAAGGTAGCGCAGTTAAAAGAGGATCGAACTGGGCAACGCCCACTTTATCAATACAGCAAACGAAAGGCCAGCCGGACAATTCCACTGGTAAGCAAGAGCCGCCAAAAAGCACTCTAAAGGCTAGTGAGCTAATTAAGTTTTATCAACCAAAAAAACACATTTAAAAATGGAAGAAAAAGAATTACAGGAAATCCTTACCAAGGCAGCCGAAAAGAACGGTGAGGCCATTAAGGAAGCGGTCAAGAATGCAGTTGATTCAGCCGCCAAGGGATTCATCACTGCCGAACAGTTTGCTACAAAAATGCAATCTTACGGAGTGACTGAAAAGGCAATTGCCGATTTGACCACTGCCATCGAAAAGCAAGGCTTAGAGCTTTCTAAGTTGATCTCAAAAGGGGGCAGCGTTGAAGGCCAAACAGTAGAGGAAATTGTTGCCAAAAATGCTGAGGCGATTAAGGCGGTATCATCCGGTGACAACGCAAGCCGGGCATCTTTGAAAATCAACAAGGCAATAGTTCAGCGGTCTTCTGTCACCAATAACACTATGGGTATTCGCGTACCTGGTATTGGTGAGCTTGCAACAAGACGCGCTGTTATTCGCAGTCTCTTCACCCAATACAATTACTCCCCGGCTCAAATGGCTGAAAGCGGTGGAATTGTCCGGTGGATGGATCAGGACGCTATTACAAGAAGTGCCGCTGCCGTGGCAGAAAATGGAACAAAACCAGAGTCAGCAATTTCTTGGATCGAAAGAACAAGTCCTTTCCAAGTACTTGCGGATACTATCCCTGTTTCAAAACAGGCTTACCGTCACCTTGGATTTGTGGCTCAGCAAATCAATGAACTGCTCAACAAAAACCTTGAATTGGTAGTTGACGGCCAAATCTATGATGGCTCTGGAGTGTCTCCTAACCTGAATGGTTTGTTAACCGTTGCGCCTACTCAGGTAATTGATGCAACGCTTCCACGATTTGGAACAATCGTTGATTCAAATCTTTACGATCTTGTTTCTGCACTGCGAGTGTCAATCATGAACGGTGGAGCCGCAGGAACCGGAAGACAAAGTAAGTACATGCCTAACATCGTTTTGATGAACCCGATTGACATTTTGAAATACAAACTGTCAAAAGCGGTTGACGGTCATTACCTACTCCCTCCTTTCATCTCAGCAGATGGAACAAGGATTGATAATGTCCTTGTGGTTGAGTCATCTCGCGTGGTGGCTAATACACTGGTAATCGGTGACTTCTCTTACGGAAGCGTTCACCAGGGCGAAGATGTTACCATAGAAATGGGATTGGTTAACGATCAGTTCTTGAAAAATCAATGGACTATCCGCGCTGAGCAGGAAATATTCCTATTGATCCGTAACGTTGATCGTGAAGCCTTCCTAAAGGTTACAAACATTGACGCGGCCATTGCAGGTTTAGGTATCGCTTAATTTTTGAAACGAATATGAAAATGAAAAACGTTTTGATCGTTGGCTTGGTAGCCTTGCTTTCGATCTCTTTTGCCGAGGCTCAGGTAGCCGAGTTTTTTAACGCCCTGTCAACGGGTGGAGTGTTCCCCAAATCAGACACGGTAACCAACGCAGGAACCGGCACCGTACAGTGTCGCTTGCTTCGTGATGTTGCAGTGACCAATACCACTGTACAGGTGAACGTGACTAAAATAAGTGGAACAGTTGGCGGTACTATATCGCTTCAAGGTAGCCTTGACGGGGTTAACTGGAGAGCGTTGAACACCGTTGACACACAGACCGCCCTTGCAACTATCACCGCTGCTGATGCCACTGCCAGTTATCATTGGCGTTTAGCAGGGTCACCCTTTTTATATTACAGGGTTAGTTGGACAGGAACCGGTACCATGTCGGCAAGTTTCACGGCCTTACTCTATCGCAATAAACAGTAAGATATGTTTTTGACCTCAACAGATTTCACAGTAGCCCCCTATATTATCTCTAGTCAGGTGGAAAATACCAATGGTATTAACGCCTACATTGCGGACACGGAAGAGGCTATTTTGGAAAAACTGTTGGGGTCAACATTCTACGCCCAACTTAAAGCCGGTGTCAATGCCTTTCCAGCGGAATGGGTTTCTAATTTAAGCCACACTTATGACGTGGGGGTTCAGGTTGTTTACGGTGCTGATATATACGAAAGCACCGACAATAACAACGCGACAGTACCAAGTCAATCTCTTACATGGATTTTGCAGCCTGTTAATAAGTGGTTACGGCTAAAAAAAGGAGACACCTACACAAACGAAGGCAAGGAAAACACTTGGAAGGGGTTTGTGACGGCCTTAAAACCTTACGTTCATTCACAGTATCTTAAAGAATACGACATGACGGTCGCGCCTTTGGGCGTGGTCAAACCAGTGTCGGAAAACTCATCTATCGTATCACCAAACCAGATAATCGTAAGGCATTACAACCGCTTTGCAGAAATGGTAGGCAGCTATGACGGAATAGGGTTAAACGGCTGGTACCTTGACGCATTCTTTGACGATATGTATTTCGCTGACCTATACGGCTATTTTTTAGAGGACTCGCTTTACGGATATTTGTACTACAAGTCATCACTATTTGATGAAGACGTAAATACAAAAGGTTGGGGTGATTTTAGAGAATACCTGTATCAGAAGTTTTGGTTTCCTGGTTATCTAAACCTGTTTAACATATGATGCCGGTGATTGAGGATAATATCGGTGCTGTTGTTGCAAAGATGCGTACGCTGCAGGGCGTTGGTGTTACTACGCCTGAGTACATGTACGGGCATATACCAGAGATCAACACAAGGTTACAGCTAAAACAAACAGACCCGGTTAACAGGGACAAAAAGTACCCGCTTGTCATTCTTAGATTAGATGCTGTATCAGATGTCGTTGGAGACATGGTGAAGTATAACCTAAACTTGGCAATCGTAAACAGAACCGATCAGAACTACAACGCAGAGCAAAGGTTAGAAAGGGTTTTCAAGCCTATCCTATACCCGCTTTTCGAATTGTTTTTTGAGGCTTTGCAAAAGTCTCCTTTGTTCATGTGGCCCGGGGATTTAAGGTATCCCCCCCACACAAAGATTGATCGGTACTACTGGGGCACACAATCAGGGGCGGTTAATGTAAAAAACATAATGAGCGATCCGATAGACGCTATTGAAATTCAGAACTTAAAAATCAATTCAAGAATAAAAAACAACTGTTAAAAATATGGCAGATTTAATTTGTGTACAGGAGCCTAAGAAAAACTTAGGACTTATCAAATGCGACAAGCTGCCGCAGATGATCAAGGGGATGATTGAAACCCCGGCCAACTGGAAGCTAACACCTATACAGATGGCTACCGAAAGCGCGGCAAAAACGGCAATTCAGGCGGCTATTAAAACCGGAGTAGCCAACAGAGTATATTTGTGGCCTTCTTTTACTGGCTTCGAAAACGCCAGCACAGAAGCAGCTTACGATGAAACTACGATTTCAAACTTGGTAGCTGATCAAGGAAAGTATGGGTTTGTGTTCCACGTTAGCCGGAATATGTGCCTCCATAAGGCAATGTTCTCCCACAACGGCCAAGGCAGTCGCTTTATTTTGGTTGACAAAGAAGACAACCTCTTTTTGACGGAGTTGAGCGATGGTAGCGGGGCGGGTTTTTTGGCGGGTCTTTTGAACGTTGAAAAACTTATGATCGGTGACGGGTCTGTGGCAACAAAGACACCTATCCGGTTGATTCTAAAGAACCACAACGAGATCAATAAGCGCGGCATGATGCTTCCAGCGTCTTACATTGACGAGCTTATCCCGTTGACAGACGTAGATGTAACGATTAAAGAATCTCCGTCTGTATCTACATCAGGCTTTGATGTTGAAGTTAAAACTTCGTGTGACGGTACGCCAGTAAGCGGATTAGTGACGGCTGACTTTGCTGTTACTACAACCGCTGGTTCTGCTCAGGCTAACGTAGTGGTTGCTGAGACTCCGGCAGGGTCTGGAAACTACCGATTTACGAAGTCGTCAGGAACATATGAGGACGGATTTGTTAACCTTGTGGCTGCATCAGCCTTAACGATTGATGCGTACGAGTCTACAGGCCCGGCTACTCTTAACGTTCCTTAATTAAAATGAAGCACTATTTAGGTTTGTTCGTAATAGTTTTCTGCGGGTTAGCTGTTAATACAGGGCTTACCTACTTAGTGCTTCTTTTATTTGATGCTCACTCGATAAAGAGGGCATTTTTGATCAATGTCAGCCTGATAGCAAGTATCGCTATACTGTCTTTTTGTTATGGTTTTATAAAGAATTTCATTCGATGGCATTCGAAGTCATAAAGCAAATAGCGCAAGACCTGCGGGCTATTGATTTAGTTCAAGTTTCGCTTGATGCCATGCAAAAAAATGAAAGCGTCCTTATCTCATTCAATCAGGCGCAACTTCAAAACAGCATTGATCGGGAAGGCGAGGCATTGGGAGAGTACGCAAGTATTGAATACGCTAACAAAAAGGGAAGGATAGATGTAGATTTGAGACTTAAAGGCGGGTTTTATGGCGGCATGTTTGTAAATGCAGAAAAGTATCCGGTGGTTTTTGATTCATCCGACAGCAAGACGTTAGATTTAAAACTAAAATATGGTGAGGAAATATTTGGAACGACTCCGGGAAACACTAAAAAAGTGGCGTTCGAAATCGTCTTACCAGAATGTCAAGGAAGAATCCTTAAAGCTTTTCAGTTATAGCGATATAACTTTGAAGACATATATGTCGATTGCCGAAACAAATGACTTAAAGCAATTAATTATTGAAGGCACAGCAAATGATGAAAGGCTTATGTTGGCATGGGAGCAAATAGTGGAAAAAAATGCGGAGGCCAATAGCAGCATGATCTATTCTAACTACGTGTCATCGTATAAGTCATTCAATAAGTTAATGAGCGAGTACACGCTTTTAAAAGCATGTATTACCGCCCTTGCATTGAAGGCAGAACCGGATTTGATAAAGTTTATCCGGGACAAGGGGCATAAAATTAACACAGAAACGGATCAGCAGTACGAAGCCAGCCTGATGGCGTTAAATTCAAAAGCAGATTCCTTTCTGACCAGAATAAAAATGAAGGCAAACGAATTAGATAATAAGTCGGAAACAACTGAGAAGCAAAGTTTTGATAGCATTATGGCAAGTATATCTTTGCAATTAGGATTTACCGTCAATGATGATATTACTTTATCCAGGTACAACGAATACAAAAAATTAGTCAAGGCACGTAAGCCGCGCAAATAATGGCATTAGAGCAAGACCATATTATTAGTCAAAAAGCCCTTGAAGCCCCGCTAAGACTGGCGGAAAATGCGGATTTGCTTTATGCTTCATTGATGAAAGTCGTTGACGTATCACATAAAATAAATACAAACCTATCATCCGGAAGTCCTTCAAAGATGGCTAAGGAAACGCAGCAGTTGACCGGTGCCCAAGTAGAACTGGAAAAGATTCAGAAACAAATTTTAGTAGCTCAGGCCAAGCAGAATGACGAGGTTATTCAGTCAACAAAAGCCCTTCAAAAAGAGCGTGATGCCATAAAACAAAAGACAGCTTTAGGCGACCGTGACGCTAAAACAGTCAGGGCACAAACGGCTAGTATCGAACAACTTGGCGCGGCCTTAACAGCCAACAGGAAGGCATATTCACAACTCAGGACAGAGGAAGAAAGAAATAGTAAAACCGGTCAAGAGCTTATAAAAATAATTACTGAACAAGATGCCGAGTACAAAAACCTAAAGGTGTCTATGGGTCAGTCCCAAGACAAGGTAGGTGATTACGAAGGTGCTTTGAAAGGTCTTAAAGACGAACTAAAGGCTGCAAGAAATGAAATGGTAGGCATAGCTAAAACCTTGGGAACGGAAAGCCCTGAATTTTTAGCAGCGGCCACCAAAGCAGGTAAGCTAAAAGACGAGTTAAATGATATTCAGGATGCCGTCAAAAATACCGAAGCATCGGGGTTAGAAAACATTGCTACCTCTTTTGGTAACATTGGAGACAAGCTAAAATCTGGAGACTTTGGGGGGGCCGCTTCATCTGCCCAACAGTTTGCAACCGCCTTAAATGGCATGTCCGTAAAAGAATTATCTTCGCAAATTGGAAGTTTTGGAAGTGCCATTGCATCCGTTGGCCGGGCTTTGCTTACCAATCCCATTTTTCTTTTAGCTGCGGCTGTCACCGCTGCCGTGGTTGCTATTCAGTACTTTTCAGCCGAGGGGGAAAAGGCCAGCCAGCGGTTAATCGAAAGGTCTAAAAGAGAAATGGACGCACTATCTGAGCGTTATGATCATGAGATCAGGCTCATGGAGATAGCCGGTAAAAAGACATTTGAAAAAGAAAAAGAGAAGCAGCAAGAGATAATAAAGTCAGCAGACGAGGCGATGAAAAACTCGGGTGATGTTACAAAGTTTGATTTATTTCAGTCGGTACTTCAAAGGAGATACGTTAGGACTGTTAATGAGGAAAAATTACAAAGCCTAAACGAGTTTAGTAAAGCTAAAAAAGACGCTCAAAAAGAACTGGAAATCATTAACGCACAAGAAGCAGCGGATGAAATAAAGACACAACAGGAGGTTACAACCAAGTTTAAAGAAGAACTTGAAAAAAGATTTCAATTACAAATAGAGCATGACATAAAGATAGGGGAGCTTCGCAACCAAGAAGATGCAGCCAGAAAGGAAGAGTTAGACAAAGCTATTGAAAACATTCAAACAGCGGCTACCTTTGAAGAGGAAATTTCCGCATTGATAGCCGAAAACCAAGAGACATTCACAGATAGATACTTGTCGCTGTCAGACATCAGACGGCAGAAGTTTGAGGAAGAAATGGCATTTACGCAAGATGTGATAAATGACGCTCAGATGGCGATACAGGCATCGCTTTTGAGTAACGAAAACTTTATAAAGTCTCTTGCAAAAAATTCTTTAGTATTCTTTTTATCGCAAGTAGAAAAAAGGATGTTGGCTGTACAAGCTGAGACTATTCTAGCAGCAACACAAAGATCATTAGCGTCACCTGATTCAGTGGCTACATTTGGAGCGTCTGGTATTGCAAGATCTTTAGCAATTTCAGCATTAATAAAAACAGCCTTTGGAGTTGCCAAGGCTCAGATTTCACGATTTGAGGACGGCACCATGTCGGCACCTGGGGGCTTGGCTTTTGTTGGGGAGGCCGGAGCAGAACTGGTCAAAACTCCTTCTGGTAAGTTTTCATTAACACCTGATAGCGCAACCCTCGTTAATTTACCACGTGGTTCCCGCGTATACACGCACGAGGACACAATGCAGATGTTAGCTATGTCTGGCATAGGAGCATCAGAAGTACGCGGTAATCAATCAGAACTGGCCTCTATTGCCGCCATAATTGACAAGTCGAATAAAAGAAGTGCAGACAAGATAGTAGGGGCTGTGAAGCAAACGGGGGGAACCTTCCACCGGAAAGGATCCTTACTTTATGAAACAATTGAGGACGAAAACAGGAACCGGAAACATATCAGGAGGTCGGTAATTAATGGCTAAACTCAGAACCATATTTATCCACCCATCACTTCCGGAAAGGACTGTAAAAAACCCTGCCGGATGGAAGGCTCTTGAATTGTCGTTAGAGCGCGATCAGATTTTTCACACCCTTGTAGAATACTTCAAAGGGAATTTTATGTGGTACGGTAACGCACTGACCACTATAAAAGAAATAGAGGCCACGGACGGGATCAAAGCTCAGATAGGAGTAAGGTTTGAGGTATCTTTTAAAATGGACGTTTGGGTAACACTATATACCGGAATGTTAAAAATAGCCCAAAAGGAAGAAATTTATACCGGAATTATCCTCAATAAAATAACGTGTCCGGTGATCAGGGATGACTTTTGGAGCAAGTTCTTCAATCGTTATAAAACCCCTGTAAACCTTGAATCAACTACCGACATGGACGGGGGAACGCGTACGGCTGTTGCTAAAACAACGGTAGCGATGCGGGGGCAACTTGTAAGGGTAAAAGCCAAGGGATTTAGGGATTTTACTTTGCTTTCAGATCCTTTATTTTGGAGCGGAAGAAACATTGACATCTATTTCCAGAGCAACCATAACAGGGATATTATAAACGATGATGCCGGAGAATTTCAGAGCTTTGAAAAGGTTAATAACATTTACCCATTTGATGTTAATGAGTTTGATTTAAAAGTAAAATATCAATCAGCATCATGCCAAACCAGATACAAGTATAGGGCGCGATTAAAATTGGATCCTATTGGCTCTTGGGGAGTTGGCGATCAGTTGCTTACATTTAACCATGTTATTCAAATTCAGAGGCAAAACGGGGCTTTTGAAGAAGATTCAACCAACCTATTAGCTGGTATATCATTGACCGCGTTAGGCACATCTACATACACAAGTGCATACATCAATGTTGATCATTCAAAAACTTTTTCTGATGTACTTTCAGGCGATAGAATTTTTAGCTATTTCACTTGTTTTACCGATGCAAGCGGCCCCGCCACGGTAGATCATTACTTAGAATACGATTCTGGAGACCAAGATCAGTTTGCAGAAATTGTTTATGATAGTTCTTTCCCTGATTCCGTAACCGATGCCTACCTAATAAAACAGGCTTGTGAGGCCACGATTTCAAAGTATGTAGGGGCAGACAGTGTAGTTATTTCAACCAAGTTTTCGGACACCACATTTAACCGAAACGCAATATTCAGAGGCAAGCACAACCGGGGATATACCTTTTCCCAAAAAGAAATGAGTACTTCCTTTGATGAAATATACCAAGGCATTGACCCGATGTTTAACCTTTGCTTAGGCTATACCAAAGTTTCAGGGGTAAATAAAATATTTATTGAGGATAAGTCCTATGCCTATAATCCAACGGTTGTAGTTAACATCCCTAACTGCCGAAACATCGTCAGAAAAAATGACCTTGAAAGGTACTTTAAAACCATTGAGATCGGTTATTCAAAGTCGCTTTCTGAATCAGAATCGGGTATAGATGACCCTCAAACCAAGCAGACCAGAAACGCAGATTTACCCACTTTTGGAAAGGATGAAAAGATAGTTTCCCGCTTTATTGCCGCGTCTTTGGCTATCGAACGATCACGAAGGAACCGCGTAGAACAGGGCAAAGATGATCGCCTTGACGAGGATATGATGATCGTATCGGTCATTCCAGGAAGCCCTTGGACTCTGGAGTTCAATGAGAACTTCACAAGCATACTAGGGCTTTTAAACAGCACCAAGAGAGCCAACGTCCGGCATACGGTAATGAGACTTTTTAAACGAGGGCAAAACTTCATAAACCCGTCTTTATCAGTAGGGGAAGAATTTACCTTTGGGCGCGGGGAAGGGAACTATAATGTAACGACTACAATTTCAGGCAGTGATTACGAGTCTGCTTCTGGAACCGTGTCAGAAAAAGACGCTTTTGTAGCTGGTTCTAGTCGCTTGTGGAGTAATAAAATAATTGAGGTAACCGATGTTGAAATGCCTTTTGGCACGTACGAGCAAATTGTTGCAAACAAAGAAAACGCCATAGGTGTAAGTCGGACTGAATCGAACTTCGTTCCCTGCTTTATTTTAGACTTCAATTATAAATTGTTTGACGGAAAGGCTAGCTTTGTCGTACTTCAAGCGAACGAAGATGAGATATGAGATATTTTATTTTAGTTGTTTTATTAACGTCTTGCTATCATGAAAAAGTTGAACCAAAATATTGTATAAAAATGGTAAGAATATCAGACGCAAATCCCGTACAGTTTTGGATTAACAATATTCCGACATTCAACGAAAAGCCAGAGGCTGGAGTAGATCATGCCTGTTTTTATCAGCCTTGGAACTGCGAGGATACGTTAAAAATTCAGGTTTCAGCTAAGGAAGAATCTTTTATTTCAATGTCTATCCGGGATGAAAATGATGAAGAAATAACAAATGAAAATGTTATTGCCTACGAAACAAGGCCGACAATCTATCATAATGAATACCTTTTAGAAGATGTATGTAACCAGAAAATAAAGCTAAGGCTTACGGCAATAGAATTTACAGACATGCTAACCAACAGTGGATTTACTGGAGGGGGTACAGGATGGTCACAGGGAGCAACAGGACAGAATTGGAGTTTTGTAGGAGATAAGGCAAGAGTTGATTTAGCGTCTGGGGTTTCGGTTGCTAAAACATTATTTCAAAATAAATCTGGCGTCACAGGACTACACCGGATAAAAATTTCAGCAACACTATCTAATGATACACCGGGGCTAGATTGTATTGTTCAAATGAGTGTAGGATTTTATTCTGGAGGAATTACAGGAACTGAAGTTTTTAATTCACCGCTTTTATCGTTAAGGTCATCATCTGTTGGTAATGTGTACACAGTAATTGAGTCACAAACTCCTTTAGTACCAGCGTCTTTTGATGCCATTGGACTTTTCATAGGAAAGAGTGGAGTTGGGACTAATGCTTGCCGCGTTGAAGTGGATTACATTATTGTAGGTGAGCCAGAGACAACAATTTTTAATTCTGATTATCTTGACATACGGGAAAATCACGCGGATACACGGTTAATAAGTGTTACAAACGGTATTGACTACGCTGGCCTTGCTTACGAAGACATTACTCCGGCACCTCAGTTTTCGCTTAGACTTAAAAGTAAATTTTACGTGCCAAGGTTTCCAGAAGAAAACGAAAGCGAACCGGACGGAGGAGGCAACGTTGATAAGCTAAGCTCAGAAGTTAAGACTCAAAGGCTTTTGGAGATTGATCCTTTGCCCCCATACATGCTAAAAAAATTAAAATTAATTTTACAACACAATACAATATACGTTGAAAATCAGGCGTGGATAAAAGAGGAACCATTAGATCAAGAGCAGGTTGGGGATCAAAATCCATTCTTTAAATCCAGCACTTATTTGACTCTAAAAAATGACGAATACTTTATAAATCTGCCTTGATAAAAACTAACGTCTATACTGAAACATTAAACATTGCGGAAGTTGCCCCTGCGCTGCCTCACAACACTCTGGCTTATTCTTCCGGCACTGTTTCATGGTCTAAGGAAGATGGATTCCAAAGCCTTTTGATTTTTTCAAAGACGGAAATAAACTTCATTCCGTTTGACGGACTGACTTACTTAGGGGCATATAAATTATTTAATGTTGCTTATCGGGGACTCGGTTCGAGTGTCGATGTTTCAAGTATTGATTTATCGCAAGGCGGGTACTTTTACCTTTTTGCCTTTAATGGCGTTGCATCAACAGAGGTTTATAATCGCATTCCTGTTAGTATATTTGTACCGCCACCAACTGCTTTTGATTCGATACTAACCGAGGATGGATTTGATATTTTAACAGAAGATGGACAAACTATAATTCAAGAATAAAAAATGAGCTTAGCAGACAACGCAAACCCCAAGAAAAACCCGGTAACCACAATTTTAGGTGCTGTTTTCATGTCGATTTCAGCGACTATGTACGGGATCAAATACATTTTGCCGGCATTCTTTCACCTAAAGGCTGAAATGCCTTATGAGTGGCATACCCCTTTATGGCCTCTTGGTCTTGGCTTATTTCTTTTATTCATGGATGACAGATACTTTGCACGCATTTTCAATCGAACAGAAAAAATAGTGAGCAAGAAAACAGACACCGAATGAAACGGATAATTTTCATTTTACTTTTCCCGTTCGCTGCCTTTGCTCAGGTAAAGATTAGCGACATGACAGCCGCTACTACTACGGACGGGACGGAGCTTGTGCCTATTGTTCAGGGAACAAACAAAAAAGCAACTCTTTCACTGGTTCGGGGATGGTCTAATTTGGGATCAGCAAGCCAGCTTTTGCGGGTAAATGCTGGAGCAACTGGACTCGAATTTTTTACTCCATCATTTGCCACTTACCCAGGCGCGGGAATACCTTTATCTACCGGGTCGGCTTGGGGGACTTCCATTACTAATAATTCATCTGATTGGAATGCTAACACTTCATGGATTGCGGCAAACGGAGCTAATGCTGTAACTGCTTTTAGTTGGGGCAATCACGCAGGACTTTACCTTCCATTAAGTTATTCAGATTTGCTATTTAAAACGGTAACCGCATCAACTTATACCATATTAGAATCCGATAGACGTTACCAGATTACATTTACAAACCCGTGTACCATTACCCTTCCAAATGGACTTAGCACAGGCCACTGGTTTAGCGTTTGGAACACAAGCGGAGGCACACTAACATTTTTGGCCAGCACAACATTAAACACACAAGGCGGGGCAAATACTATTGAAGAAGATTATCAAGGTGCGTATTTTCAACACATTGGAAGTAACGTATGGGAAGGTGTTGGTCTTGGATCGCCTAGTTCAGGATTAACAGTTGGAACATCTACAATTACAGGCGGAACGAATACGCGTGTGCTTTACAACAATTCAGGAGTATTGGGAGAATATACAGTAAGCGGATCAGGTAATGTAGCTATGACTACTTCACCAACATTTGTAACTCCTAATATCGGAACACCAAGCGCGGCAACTCTAACTAACGCCACCGGATTACCTGTTTCTACAGGGATAAGCGGACTTGGTACAGGAGTTTCGACTGCTCTAAGTAATAATGTAAGCGGTTCCGGTAGTATAGCCTTAACAAATTCACCAACTTTCACTACTCCAAATATTGGAATAGCCACGGGCACAGCAAGTGGTAATCACTCACTTGCATCTGGTGGCACCTTAACAGGTGTAAACACTGTAACAAGTAATGTGGCAGATCAACAGGTAAACACCGGAACATGGACGGCATCAGGAGATAATCAATATCATTATAAGTTCAATCCCAATGTAACTTTATCAAGTAACCTTTCCCATGTAGGAGGTATTACTCAGGTTGGCGGCACTATAAACGCTAACGTTAACAATCAGATTTTAAGGGGGCTTGTTATTAACCCAAGTTATGCCTATGGTTCATTTACAAGAGCAAACTATTCACAATTAGGCCTAGACATAAGGGATGGAGGTACTGCTAACGGAGGGTTTAAATTCTTCACGGACGCATTTACAAACACAACTAATGCATTTCAAATGGTTAACAGAACAGCCGTAACCACGTTGGAATTAGGCGTAGATTCTGGAGCGGGCTATTTGCAAGTTAATTCAGGTAAAGCATTTAGTATAAATTCGGGATCTGTTTTTAGAATACTCCAAGCCAGTTCAAGAAACGTTGAGTTAGCTACTGTAACATTGGACGGCTCAAGAACTTTATTTGGGCCAGCCTGGTCGGGTACAGCGGTTACAAGTACCGCAAACCAGCAAAGCTCTAACGCTAGTTTTGCATTTCAAGGACGCGGATGGAATGGATCATCTGCTGTAACTACTTATCTATTTGATACTTTTGATGCTTCTAATTCCACAAACCTACTTTTTACATCAGATAGAAGGTTTTGGAATGGGTCAGCCTTAATTGATATTTCCA